GTATTCTTGGTGTGCATATCTTTGAAGTCTTTTTCGCCCTTTGCTTCTGGCTCAGCGACTTCTTCTACTTCTTTTTTCTCATTTGATCCACAAGAACCTTCGTGTACTTTACCACACTTCTCGCAAACCTCGATTTGGTCTTTTTCTTTTACTGATTCTTCTTTAGTAATAGCGTCAACAGTATCTTTCTTCATGGTGACTTTATATGTCTTATCACCAAATTTGAAATCTTTTTTACCATCTTTAGCTGCCGCTGCAGCTGCACCCATGAAGTCTGCTACGTCTTCATCAGCAATCTGCTTAGGTACCCAAGATTCTCTTTTTACTTCTTTTGCTTCATACATACTTTTGTATGCATTTGCAATCGATTGCGTAATATTATCGTTTATCACAGGAGCTCTCCCTATATTGCGTTTATTAAATTAAAATAGTCGGCCGCACCTGCGGCCATTACGGTACTAACAAAAATCCAAAATATTCTATTAATAACTCTCACTGTAACTTGGGTTTCATCAATTTTTATTTCTACATTGTCGATTTTTTTTGATTGCGAATTGAGACGCTCGTTTAATAATTTTGTATCTTCTTCAAGATTGCCAAGCTTTTCTTCCGCGCGTGCAAGAGCAATCATGCACTCTGCCAATTTATCGATCTTTTGTTCTATACGATCAAGTCGTGCTTCTTCAGTCTTAGTTGCCATTTTTTGTTATCCTAATCATTAAATCATTTTTGCCTTTAATAAGTCTATGGTATTGCATTTTATTGATAACAAACCTATCACCTTCTTTAATATAATTTGGCAATGCGTCATCGTACTGAAACTGCCAGCCAATTCCTTCTAATACTTCTATTTCTCGATCTTCCCTGTCTCTATGCCATACAAATTCAGATTCATTTGCATTGACTGAAAAAGTTCTGATATTACCAATGTCAATATAAGCTACCAAAAGAAATTACCTCCTCCTGATAAACCCAATTGTTTTGCATAATGTGGTAATCTACACGACCAATAACCAGCTTTGGTCTTATCTTTCTTTTGATCGCAATTATGCCTAGCAGCAAATGACGCTCTAGCTTTTGGATCATTTATTTTTGCTTTTAATCCTGAAGTGTCTCCAAATTCTACTTTGATTACATTGCCTTTATCATTCTTAACGTAAACATAAAATTTCTTTGAGCCACCACGTTTTGGATCATTTAATTTTACTTCTTTTCCTTGATATTCTGCTTCCATTAATGGACAATCTAATGGTACATGTTGATCTTCGTACATGTCATAATAGCCAATATCAGTTTCTTCTAAAAGTACTTTATCAATTCCTTCTGGAATATAAGTACCACAATTCATTTGCTTACGAGCTTCTTGAAATAATTCGTAATATGCTTGTGAACCAACACGAAAAACGTTTTCATGCAATGGAATATTATTCTCCACATGATACGTTAAATGCGTACTTTTATTTTCAAATGTTTTAAATTGTTTCATCCACCAAACTCATGACCAGCTACTCTGCGCATTTGTTTCTTAAATTCAGCAAAGTCTGGTTTTTTCTTATACAATTTAATGGAGATTTCATCGCGATCTTTTCCTTTAATTCTCCACTTATAACCTTTTTCTAAATGCTCAGGCTTAGTAGTTTTTACTACACGCCGTTTGAAACCATCTTCCCATTTCTCAGATTTTCCAGGACCTTCAGATATCATACCAGCTAATGTCTTAGGGTCTAATTTATTTACAAATTGTCTAGCAATTCGATCAGCGTAATATTCAATGCTTTTATTAGTAGACCCTTTTTTACGATCCCAAACTTTTTGCAGTATTTCAGCAGCTTTTTTATAAGCTCTACGACCGGTGATTTTTCCTATAGCTACGGAAATATCAGTCATAGTATCTTCGCTCGCAAAATACTCTTTAAAAGTTTTCATTATTTCTTTTTGCCTTTTTCTTTATTCATTAAAGCCATCAGCTTTTTGAATGTCTCTTGGTCTTTTCGCGATAACCGATTGAATTTTTGTTTTTCTAATGATTTTTCCCATTCAGCATCTGATTCATTAGTTGTACCATTACGAACATTATCAAATGATTTTCCAGTTACTTTTTTGTTTTCAACAGCAGGAACTTTTTCTTCATTAGTAACAGATTCATTATAACCAACTCTAGCATGACTTAATGCAGTCATTACTTTCAAAATTTGACGCATGTTCAAACCCGAATCCATCATAGCTTGGTTAATATCACCCCATTGATATAATTCTTTATCACCACGACGGCTATATTTTCCAGCTTTTTCTTCTATTGTTTCTTCAAACATGCTTTTTGTAACACGATTTTTTATTGGGCCCATGTGTTGGTATCCTTTCATTACGTATTTCTTTAAATCGGTCTTTAGAATTTTTTCTAATTTTCTTGTCTTGGGGTGCATAACAGTCGCGTATTTACCAGCAGACATAAAATCAACTGCTTCATCAGTATCTTCTTTATTCATCATATAACGATGAGCAGAATTTAAGTAATCAGCTGATTTAGTAATTTTATTTTGAACCCATTCAGGCAAATTTTGTTCGTCAGAAAACATTTGAATCATATGACTTGCGTCAGCAACAATACCGCGGAGTTGCGTTTTGGCCATTTGACCCTCGTTATCATATTCACCTTTATCAGCTGGATCTACAGCCTCGCCTGGAGTTGCTTTTTTATAAGCTTTTACTAATTTGTCTGAACCTTCTTCGTAAGCCATTGTTTAACCCTTGTGCTTTTTCCATAAATCAGCATCTGCTGTTGTTCTCGTTTTTCCGCCAGTAGCAAATGAATTTACTCTAGCTAGACCCCATTGAGTTGGAGTAGTGCCAGGACGATGGCTTGAACTCCATGCGGCATATCCACGATCAAATACTTTCTTTAATATTGCGTATGATATACCAGTTTTTTCTGCTTTATTCTTCAAAGCTTTTTTTGCATCAGCTTCTTCTAAATTTTCCTCACCAAACATATCTCTAAATTTTTTAGTATGCTTAGATTCTGGTGCATCTGGACGAGGTTTGTCATGAGCTGCTTTTTGTTTAGCAGTCATACTTTTATAATCTTTCATTTTTTCTTCGACTTTTTCAACGGCTTCTAACCATTTACGATATTTGCCAGAAGTCGTTTCTACTATTACATAATTAGCACCTAACACAGAAATAGTAGCAATTTCACCAGACTCTTTTATAATTACCTCATCACCAACTTCGTACAAAGAACCTTGAACATACGCTTCACGCTTTTCAGAAATTGGTTCTAATTGAATATGATTGCGATATTCAGACTCTTCTTTAATACCCATTGCTTTACGAAGAGTATCAAACAGTTGTTTACCATCTTTAAATTTAGAAGGCAATCCCTTTGAAAAAGATGAAAAATCATTATCGGCTGCAGCAGCTCTCATTTTAGAAGCTGACATACCGTCTACTGCATCTGAATCTGGATCTCTATCACCGGCTGAAACTATACTAATACCATCTTGAAAATTATAGAAACCGTGCCTTGCATTAACTCCATTATACTTATTGGTTAATGCCGAAAATTCGTTTACTCTATCTGATCCAACAACCATTGTGACTTTAGTAAATCCTTGGTCATATAATTGAACCAAAATATCTAAAGCATTTTTTATTTTCTTATCTAAAATAATATTACGGCCATGCTTAGGAAACATTTTACGCATGACTTTAATTTTAGTAGCGTAATCTAATGGATTCTTTTTTGGATCAGAAGATTGAGACGCATATACACGATAATTATTACCCGGTGCAAGTGAAGCAACTTTGTTTAATAATTTTTCGTGGCCAGTAGTAGGTGGGTTGAATCTTCCAAATGTGAAGACAACTTCCTTTGTGTTTTCTGTAAGAAATTCTGAAAAGCTCTTAAAATTATTTTGCATCTTGAGCTCCTGCTCCACGAGCCTTTGTTACTCTTTCTTTTTCGGCCTTGCGAACTTGTGGTAAAAGCTTTTTCGCTATTTTTGATATAAGCGCTTTTTTAGTATCTAATTTCTTTTCTATACCTTGACGGGCAGCAAAAGATAAATCACCTTTATCTTTATCTTTTGGCATTCTTTTGAGTAAAATTTCTCTGGCTTTCTTTTGAGCTCTAGCTTTAAGCTTCTCAGGTGAAGCCATTTTTTTCTCAGCTTTCTTTTTACCTAAAGCAATTTTAGCTCTATTTTTTCGAAAGTTGGCTTTAGCCTTTTGGCGTTGGACTGCGGTAAGAGCTTCTTCCATATCGTCAGACTTGCGCTTTTTAGCTGCAAGAGCGAGAAGCTCATCTCCGGTTTGAGTATAGTCTACGGTTAAGTAGTCTTTGAAAGAGTACATATTCCTATTTCCCATTAAGATCGAGAAGCAGTTTCCCAACCTTTGATAATATCTGGAGAGAAGTTATTCGTTGAAAATTCTAATCTATCAACGAGTTTAACTGCTCCACCACCAACGCGGTCTATAGCAACAAAGCCTTCTTGGCCGGTTACTTTAAACCCCTTTTTAGTCAGTACAAATGTATTTATAGTTTTTAGTCTATCTAGCTTATTTATAATAATTAACTTCGCAGCGACAATAGCTTGTTGCAAATCGAACACTAATTTTAAATTCTTTTTATTTTCAGAAGAGAAAAATTTAAGTATTTCATCTCTCTTTGCGTATTGAGCCTGTTTGCCCTTTTCAGAACTACGCTTATCAGCTTCTTTTTGAAATTTATCTGATATCCATTGAATTAATTCGTTTACATGTTTCTTCGTATCTTTTACTTCGACTTTACCACGAACTTTAGAGTTATTAAAGGTCTCAATCATCTTGGCAAATTCTTGATTCTTTTCGATTTCTCTTAATGTTGAACCTGCAATCTTTTGAAATATTCTTCCAGCCGTAGATAGTGCCTGTGTAACTTCTTTTGTATCGGCTGCAGTAAGCGTTGCAGTACCAGATAAATCTCGAATTTCAGCAGATTTAGACCAAACGGTAGAAACATTTTTAAATTTAGATATGTCTACACCATAAGATGCTTTCATACTTTCAAACGATCCACCTTGATATGTTGTATGCCATACCACGCCAATTTTTGCTTTTGTTATTTTCTTTGCTTCATCAGAAGATGCTTGCACTGCATAAACAATTGTGTTTGGATGAAAGGTAACAAAATCTTCACCATCAATTTTTTGTTTCTTTAAATCAGAACCAGTAAACATGATGTCGCCTTGTACAACACCAGTAATTCCAAGCTTTGATAATTCATCATATGCTATCTTTAATTTGGTAGATAAATCACCTGAAGTATCAGCATCAATGTCTTCATGGCTTTTATACACCTTTGGATTTGCGTTGAAGATACCTTTTTTCGCTACAAAGAATTCTCCATCATTTGGATCAATACCGGCAAAGACAGCTGGAGCTCCATCCCATTTCACAGTTACATCAGTAGCTGATTTAGCAGAGCCGGCCAACATATCTCTTAAAGATCTTAAAGCTAAAATTGCTTGCTTAGCTCCTTTGACTCCACCATAGATCACCTGATCTTCAATGTGAGTCATGTGAGTATTTTTTTCTTCTCTTAAATATGTTCGAAAACTTTGCACATTAATTTCCTATTGATAAATTTTAACAAATGCTGATGAATCGTCTGAGCTTGATGCAGCATAATTTACGATCGCGTTTACAAAGCCGTCAGCTTTCTTTCCTTTATTATTAATCAAATATTGCGTAATCATAACCGCAGCTAATTTTGCTGAAAACCAACCTGCATCTTTTTCAGGGAGTTGTTCCATAAAATAATCAAATGTAAGAGAAGGATCAGAAACTTTAGCCATCTTATAAAAATACATTTGAGATCTTTTGTTTTTTCCGGAAGCTAATTTTTGTGCTATTCTTTTAATACCAGCATGCTTAGGAATATTTACTCCCATGTGTCGTTTTGCTGCTGCAATAATAACGCCCCAACCAGCACCGCCGCCTCGTGCGGTCTTTCCAGAAATTTCAATTTTATTTGCGCCAAGATAATTATTCGGACGGATTTCCATAGAACCGCCAGAAAATTGAATGGTACCACCTTTATTCGAAAAGAAATTTCCTCTATTAGATCTAACAGCAGCTGATACAAATTTATGTGCAGCCGGTGATTGACCGATATTATATTCTTTTGCCTTTGCGTCTTTCTTTACAAGTTTAAGTGAAATGCCAACAACTTTACGTTCTTTAAATAATCTTAAAATAGCCGCGTTTAATGCTGCAATTGAAGAGGTATCTAATTCTTTATTTAAGTTTACACCCTTTTCAATTGCCCATATATCGCCAGGATTCCATTTATCGTCAGTTAATACTTCTAAACCTGAATTTTTAAATGCTTCTTTTTTAGCAGCATAAATCTGTTTCATTTCTTTTGAATCACGATGAAAAACATGATTCTTATTAGCATATCCTCTTTTAATAATTTCTTGTGCAGATAGATAAGCTGAGACTTGCCAAGAAGAATCAATGTCTAAAACTTCTTGAATAGTAGTTTTACCAATTGAAATCTTTTTAGCGGATGCCTTCAACACAGAAGGCATAAAATATTCGATAGGTTGGTTAGCACCATGTTCTAACATAGCGGCTAACCATAAGCAATGTGCAGCTTCGGTTACTGCAGTATTATCTGTGCCACCGCCGGCGCCTCCGCCTCCACCAAAAACTGCAGTTTTACCAATTTCAGAAGAGCTAATAGTTTTACCAGTTGTGGTTGTTAACTCAATTGGCTTTTTACCATCAAATGCTGCTATAGCTTCTCGATTTTCTGGTGTATTGGCAATTTGTACTTCTTTATTTGAAGTTAAAACCAATGGAATACCTTCAATCGCAGCGCGCATCAAAATATCAATTCTTGGTTCTTTTGTTTTACTATTAGGCTTAGCTAATTCAGCTGGCCGGAGGCCGACTGGTGCTTCAGAAAGAAATGATCTAAACTTTAGCATAACATATGTTCCGTGTACAGATGGATTTTATATTATACTATTTATATGTTTTAAATATTCTTTTACTATTTTATCTTGAAGTCTATATGCTTCTTTTTCAAAAGGTTGTTTCCAATATTCCATCTTTGAAACATTTTTGCTTTTATAAAAAGTTACAAATTCATTTTGACTTTTATTATAAATCTGTTTGAGATCGCCAAGAACGTATTGTTTAACATGAACTAATTCGTGAGCAATTAACGTAAGCAATGTTTCAGTGTTATATCCTTTTTGTAAACGAATAACAAAGCACCTTGGTCTTGAATCATTAGAGATTGGAAGAAAAGGTTCATCATCTTTATCGTTATATTCCCACGTAGTATCGCCTTCAACGCCATCATTTTCTTCTAATATAGAAGACATTTTGAATAGAATATGAACTTTATGTCTAGGAAAATATTTGTCAGCAACAAATTGAGAGAGGCCTCGTATAAGACCTCTTTCAATTAAATTGGTTCTCCCTTCAAAGTCAACCAATAACATATTATGTCCTTTGGTAAATATATACGTCAGCATGACTCGAGTTTTTAAGACCACCAATCACATTACCCATGCATGAGTAACCACGGCCATTAACTTTAGTGATTGGCCGGCGGCCTTTGACGCACACTCGATATTGCAAAGGATTGATATTTAAATGTCCATCAAACATACCGGTTATTCGTGCACGACTGCTAGCTAAGTCTTTCTGCTGTTGATTTATTACT